TTGAAGCACCTCGGCGAGCAGGTGGCGACCCTGGCGGCGTCCCTCGGGTTGAAAGTCACGCTGCTGGAGTCATACTCCGTGTTGAACGGAGAGCGGCACGGCCCCTATCAGGAGGTTCGGTTCACCGCGCCCGCCGGGGCCGTCGTGTTCAAACTGAAGCGGAAACAGGACCGGCTAAAAGGACACCAAAATCCGAGATCGCGGGGCCGGTATGTGAAATCCGTTACCCCCGTCGGGGAAAAACTGGTCAACTGCATCCAGGTCGAAGGAAGTTTGTATATCGCCGGGCGCCGGTTCGTGACGACGCATAACTCCCTCGCCGTCGGCGTATTCTGGCCCGCCTGGGAATGGGGACCTCTCGATCGGCCGAATCTGCGGTATGTCTGCGTAAGTCACAGTCAGGAACTGGCTGTTCGAGACAACATGCGGATGCGCCGCCTCGTGACCAGCGACTGGTATCGCGAACGGTGGCCAAACGTCGTGCTCACCTCCGACCAGAACCAGAAAACGAAGTTCGAGACCACCGCCACGGGGTTTCGACAGGCCGCCGCCGCCGGGTCCATCACCGGTAGCCGAGGCGATCGTGTAATTGTGGATGATCCCCATTCGGTCGAAGGCGCCGGGTCCGACCAGCAGCGGCAGTCCACCATCGACTGGTTCCTCGAAGCGGTTCCAACCCGGCTGAACAACCCGGACTCCTCCGCCATCGTGGTCGTCATGCAGCGGCTCCACGAAGACGACGTGAGCGGCGTCATCCTCGACAAGGGTCTGGGCTATGACCACCTCATGCTGCCAATGCGGTTCGACCCCACCCGGGCGTTCCCCACGCGCATCGGGTTCATGGACCCCCGGGAGACGCCCGGCGAGTTGCTGTTCCCGGCGCGGTTCCCCGAGAGCGTGGTCGCCCGTGACGAGAAGGTCATGGGCCCCTACGCCACCGCCGGGCAGTTCCAGCAGGAGCCAGCCCCGCGGGGCGGCGGCATCATCAAGCGGGAATGGTGGCAGTTATACGCCGAGCCGGTGTTCCCCGACATGAGTTACATAATCGCCAGTCTCGACACGGCGTACACCACCAAGACCGAGAACGATTTCAGCGCCCTCACCGTCTGGGGCGTGTTCACCGGCGCGCGAGCGATGTTCGCGTCGCGCTGGCAGACCGCCGGCGGGCGCCTCCAGGAGTCTGACGAGGCCGCCCAGCGGTTCGACGACGCGTTGCGCGTCAAGACCCGCGCCGTGACCGAGGGCGGCGACCTCCCCCGCGTGATGCTGATGACGGCGTGGGCGGAGCGTCTGGAGTTGCACGATCTCGTGGCGAAAGTGGCGAAGACCTGCCGGGCCATGAAGATCGACCGGCTCCTGATCGAGAACAAGGCCAGCGGGTACAGCGTCGCCCAGGAGTTGCGCCGGTTGTTCGGCCACGAGGACTGGGCCGTGCAGTTGGTGGATCCGAAAGGGCGGGACAAGCTCGCCCGGCTGTATTCGATTCAGCACCTGTTCGCCGAGGGGATGGTCTACGCGCCCGATAAGGCGTGGGCCGACATCGTGATCCAGCAGGTATCGGTGTTCCCGAAGGGGAAGCACGACGACCTCGTGGACGCCGCGTCAATGGGCTTGCGTCATCTCCGTGATATCGGCACACTGACCCGGGCGCCGGAGTGGGCCGCCGATATGAGCGAGAGCCTCGTCCACACCGGCCCGCCACCGCCGCCGCTGTACCCCGGCTGAGGGAGCCAGGCATGACCACAGTCACACCGATCCGCGCCGATGTCGAACCCGTTGACCCCGGCGCGATCAAGCAGTCGATCGTCAAGATGATCCGCGAACTGCTCGACGAAGCCGAACGGGGAGAGGTCGCCGCCGTGGCCATTGTGACCGTCGAACCCCAGGATGGCGTGACGACCCGCTGGGACACCGGAGCGCCCGTCCGCCACCACGCGCTCGTGAGCGGCCTGTCCCGCCTCATCCACCGGATGCACGACGCCGCGATGGGAGGGATCGAGTGATGATGCACGGTCTGGTGTTCGCCGCGTTCATCGGGTTCGGATGGTGGGTGTGGAGAGGACTGTGGGACTGACGCCCAGGCACCCAGAGCAGACGCGCTTGCACCCCTTCTAGGCATATGCCATAAGCGGGACCATGGCGCTTACTCCCGGTCTGAGTCCTTCCATCCGTCAGACGCCGCCCCCGGCCCCCGTCCTACCCGACGGGGCCGATGTGGCCATGCCCGATGAACAGTCGGCGCCCACGATCCATATCGAATATGAAGACGGGTCGATCGACATCGATCTGAGCGGGCGGGCCGCCGGACCGCGCCGCGGCCTTGATTGGTACGACAACATCGCCGAAGACCTCGACGACGCCGAGTTGTCCCGTATCTCCGAATTGCTTCTGCGCGGCATCAGCGATGACATCCAGAGCCGCAAAGATTGGATCGAGAGCCGCGCCGAAGGACTGAAACTGCTGGGTCTCAAGCCGGAGTTCCCCGGCCTTGGCGGTTCCGCCGACGGCGCCCCGGTCGAGGGTATCAGTCGCGTCCGCCACCCGCTGCTGCTGGAAGCCGTGCTGCGGTTTCAGGCGAACGCCCGCGCCGAGCTTCTGCCGACAGACGGGCCGGTCAAGGTTCGCAGCGACGCGACCACGGACGATCCCGCCCGGCCGGCGCTCGCCGACGCGCTTGAGACCGACCTGAACCACTACCTCACCGTGACCGCCAGCGAGTATTATCCGGACACCGACCGGATGCTCCTGATGCTCGGGTTTGGCGGGACGACCTTCAAGAAGGTGTATTTCTGCCCACTGCGGAACCGTCCGGTCAGCGAAACCGTGGACGCCGATGACCTGATCGTGAACAACTCGGCGACGGACCTCCGCAACGCGCGGCGCGTCACGCACCGGTTCACCATGAAGCCCTCCACGCTGAAACGGCTTCAGATCCTCGGCGTCTACCGCGATGTCGATCTCGGCACGCCGACGATGCCGAACCAAGATAGCGTGCAGCGCGAGATGAAGGACCAGCAGGGCCTCTCGCAGAACACATCGAACCCGGACGACCGCGACTATCAGGCGTACGAGTGCTATTGCGAACTGGACATCCGCGGCTACGAGCATAAGCGGAAGGGGAAAGAAACCGGCCTCGAAATCCCCTACCGCGTGACCATCGATGTGTCGTCGAAGCAAATCCTGTCCATCGTCCGTAATTATGACGAGGATACCAAAGACCTCCCCGAGTCTCGCGACACGTTTATCAAGTACACGTTCGTTCCGGGTTTTGGGTTCTACGACATCGGCCTGCTGAACATCCTGGGCAACACCACGAACGCGCTCACCGCGGCGTGGCGTGAATTGCTTGACGCGGGCATGTATTCCAATTTCCCTGGGTTCCTGATCGCCGACACGGGCGCCCGGCAGAACACCAACATCTTCCGTGTGCCGCCGGGCGGCGGGGCGCTGGTGAAGACCGGCGGCCTCCCACTCAGTCAGGCGGTCATGCCGCTCCCGTACAAGGAGCCATCCCAGCCGCTGATGATGCTGGTCGATAACATGGCCCAGACGGGGATGCGGATCGGTGGCACCAGCGAGCAGCAGGTCGGCGAAGGCCGCGCCGACGCCCCCGTGGGCACCACGCTCGCGCTGATCGAACAGGCGACGAAGGTTCTCAACAGCGTCCACAAGCGGCTCCACGCTTCGCAGGCGCAGGAGTTCCAGTTGTTGGCCCAGGTGTTCCGGGATCACCCGGAAAGTTTCTGGCAGCGGAACCACAAGCCGACAAAGCCATGGGACGAGGCGACGTTCCTCCAGGCGCTGACCGATTGCGAACTGATCCCGCAGGCGGATCCGAACACCGCCAGCCACGCCCAGCGCGTGATGAAGATCATGGCGCTGAAGCAGCTTCAGGCGGCGCAGCCCTCGCTCTACAATCCGATCGCCATCGATAAGGCGGCGTTGCGCGCCATCGGGTTCAACAACCCCGACCAGTTCATGGCCCCGCCGGCGGCGCAGGCCGCGCCACCGCCAGAACTGATCCAGGCGCAGGCCCAGATCAAGCAGGGCGATGCCATGGCGCAGGCGGCGATGACCAGCGCCAATGCCCGGATGCTCGACGCGCAGACCAAGGCGCGCACGGCGGGACTCGCGGGCGGCAAATCCGGCCCCGACCATCCCGATCCAGCGGATATCGCGCTGCGCGCCATGTCCGAGAAGACCAAAGCCCGTCAGATCGACTTCCAGCAACAACGCGCCGTTGTGGATGACAAGAACCGCGACGCCGACCGCCAGGCGAAGATGGAAATCGCCAAGATGGGTCTGATCGGCGACGCGCTGCACGACCACATGCAGCACCAGCACGAGCGCGGTCTGAGCGAGATGGAGCGGGAGCACGCCAGCGATGCCAAACCCAATAGCTGAGCACCTGTGGTGCCCGGTCTGTAAAGCGGGGATGCAGGAGCCGTTGACGCGGGAGCAGTCGGACGAGCATATCTTTCTTCATATCGTTGATGGGCGCAGGGAAGGCGTCGATGACACGTTGTTCCGCAGGGCGCTCGCGAGAACCGCTCTGCGCTTGATCGACAGGAGTTCGACATAATGGATGCCACGACGATCCGCGCCGCCCGCGAAGCCAAGGCCCGCCGCATGGCGTCGTCTGGCGACCCGAAACAGAAGGTCGATGCCTCTGGCTGGACCCCGCCGGAGATGATGAACACGGGGGCCAAGACGGGGCTCCGTCCAGTGTCGCCCCGCGCATATAAGGCCGGAGGCGCCGTGAAGGGCGACGATGCGATGCGCCATGCGGGCCGCGCGCCCCGCGCCTTCGCCGACGCCCGCGTGAACCGCAACGTCAAAGACGCGAACGCCGAGGAGTTCGGTAAGCCGCATGTCGGCGCCCTGAAGCGTGGCGGTAAAGCTGGAGGCAGCGATGCCGCGTTCGAAGGCACCGCGAAAGACGTGCGCGAGGACAAGGAACTCGCGAAGAAGCACGGCATGTCGATGAAGTCGTGGGAAGACTCCGCGATGGATGAGAAGCACGACCGTCAGCGGTCTGAAAAGGGGTTGGCGTCAGGGGGTCGTACTTCGCGAAGCCCTTCGAAAGACGATCTCCTTGATCGCATCGCGCAGCACCGTTTGACGCCCAACATGCGGCGCATGGAAAAAGCGGGGACAGCCCCGCGGACTCTTCTTGACCCAGACATGGAGAGGTCCGTTCAAGACCGCATGAAGGGCATCACCTCCCGCACCGCGCAAGGCATGAAGGACATCGGAGCCATGGGAACGCGGGGCGCCTCCGTTGACCCGAAGATGACGTTCCCGTTGCCCGACAACATCGTCGCGCGGAAGAGCGGCGGCAACGCCGGGAACTACGAAGGCGGCACGCGCCCGACGGGCGGCCGGATCGCGCGAGCCAGCGGCGGCCACGCCAAGAACTGTGGCTGCAAAGCCTGCTCCGGTGGTCGGGTCGGTCGCGCCACGGGCGGTCGCAC